CGCTGGCTGGTCGAAACCGACGAGTTAAAGCTCGGGACCTCGAGACAAGGATTGGTCCTCATCACCACGGAGAACGGTGAACAGGTCGTCACGGCACTTCTCTGGGAGCAGGTCATGGACATCACCCCGAAGCTCCGCGGCGGGATTGTGTGGAGCGATGAGCCGAACTTCGACATCTTTGATCCTTGCGACGGTCCGTAACCGTTTGCAATCTTTCATGCTACAATCGACTACATGAAGGAACGTAAGCCAAGAAGTAAGCAACTCATTATCAGAATGCTGCCGGAGCTTCGACAACGCATTGAGGACGACGCCACGGAACAGGAAATGCCGGCGGCGGCGGTTGCTAGGAAGATTCTGGTTCGACACTACGAGGGGAAATCATGAAACGTCACGCTGTCAGGCACCTCCGTCTCAGACTCCAGCAGACCGAGAACGAGATGAGTCGAGAGATCAATGCAGGTGAGCTGACGGTACCTCGAGCGAGACGATCGCGTGTCAAAGTCGTCAAGGAATTCGGTTACGGCGATTAGGGCTTGAATGCGGGACGATTTGAGGTACCGTGTTTGACAGTTTCTAATTCGAGGAGATCATGGCAGTCGAGTGGACTCGAACCCCTGAACAGATCGAGAAAGATCATCGCGCCGCTGAGATGCGCTGGCGTTCGATGACGTACGCCCAGATCGGTGAGCAGTTCGGCGTCACCCGACAGGCGGCTCACCAGATGGTCACTCGAGCAATGGCTGACGCGCCAATCGAGGGCATCGAAGCGATCAAAGCGATGGAGCTGCAAAAGCTCGACTGGGCAGAACGTCAAGCGTTCGTCGTCGCTGGCAGAAAGCACGTGGTGGTGACACCGAGCGGCAATATCGCGATTCGAGTCGTAAAAACCGACAACGGCTACGAGGAGGAGGAAGTCGAGGACGACGCCCCGTTGCTGAAAGCGATCGACACGCTGCTCAAGATTCAAGAACGACGCGCCCGACTTCTCGGCTTGAACGCACCTACCAACGTGCGGCTGGAGACCGTCAACTATGACCCAGACTCAATCGACAACGAGCTCGCGCAGTTCCGCGCCCAGTTTGCAGGACTTGGTGATACGAAGGCTCTACTGGACGGAACTCAAGGCGAGGCCGGAGCAACTACCTCCTGATGACCTTCTCTGGCGAATCTGGCTCTACCTCGCTGGACGTGGGTCAGGCAAGACGAGATCTGCCGGTGAGTGGATGGTGTGGAAGCTCATTCGACGACCGAAATCACGTGGGCTGGTGTCAGCACCGACGTTCGGTGACGTCCGCGACACGTGCGCTGAGGGCGAATCTGGGCTGATTCGCATCCTCGAGGAGTACAACATGCTCCCTCGAGATGGATATAACCGCTCGATGGGCGACATTCGTCTCAGAAACGGCAGTCAGATCAAGTTGATCTCTGGTGAAAAGCCAGCTCGATTCCGTGGCCCGCAGTTCCACTACGCGTGGCTCGACGAGCTCGCGACGTTCAATAAGCCAGAAGCGTTCGATCAGGCACGTATCATCATGCGACTACCTGGTGAGAAGCCGCAGATGCTCGTCACGACGACACCGCAGAACGTGCCGCTGATTACGAACTTGACCAACTTCCAGGGCAACGGCACCGCACCTGGCGTGGTGATCTCGAGAGGCAAGACGGGCGACAACCTCGCGAACCTGGCTGAGGACTACCTTGAGGAACTCGAGCTGATGTACGGCGGCACTCGTCTCTGGCGCCAGGAGATTCTCGGCGAACTGCTTGAAGACGTGCCAGGAGCTTTGTGGATTGCCGCGAACATTCTGCACGAAGACGCGCCGCTCGAATGGAAGCGCAAGTTGGTCGCGGTCGACCCTGCAGTCACCAACACCGAGGATTCGGACGAAACTGGCATCATCGTCGCTGGTCAAGCTCTCGACAATCGACTCGGTGTCATCGCTGACTACACCACGAAGGACTCGATCTTCGGCTACGCCAAGCGAGTTCTCGAAGCGTTCAGAATCCACAATTGTGACTTGATCGTGTACGAAGACAATCAGGGCGGCACTGCCGTCGCTGAGATCATTCACTCGATCGACCCGTACGCACCAGTGAAGCCGGTGACCGCCTACATCGGCAAGAAACTGCGAGCTGCGCCGATTGCCGCGCTGTACGAACAGCACAAAGTGTTTCACGTGAAACAACGCGACGACAGCGGTCACGAAGTGAAGCATCTCGCAAAGCTCGAAGATCAAATGCTGAGTTGGTCCCCTGTCGACAAAGACAGTCCTGACCGACTCGACGCAATGGTGCACGGACTGACGGAGTTGGCCGGGACTTCCAAGGGCAGTAGATTCTTGCTAGAGATCGCTGAAGTGTGCGGAAGGTGCCAGATGCCCAATGAGAAGGGTTCCACGGTGTGCAAGTCCTGTGGATCAGGTCTGAACCCCTCGGGAAAAGTCCCAGACATCGTCACCCAATGGGCGGGCGTACCTCGTGGCTAAGGTCACTGACAACATCCGGACGAATGCCCAAATCCTGTCTGGAAGAGCGATCAACCGTCTCGGCGCGGCGATTTCCAAGAGTCAAGCCTTCGCCAACTCGCCAATGGGCACCTCTGGCGCTACCACCGCACCGGGAGCAATAGCCATCCAAAGAGCCCAGGCAATGGCCGGACCAGGCAATACGCCGGGAATGCTGGCTCAGTTGCTTGCTCGAGACCCCGCAGCGTTCGGTGGAGGACTCGGGCCGGCGTATCCAATGCGGCCCATGCCTCTCGATGCGGTCGACCCTAAGACTGGAAGAGCCGACCCTCGAAAATGGCAGTACGAGGTGGCGTGGAACCTCGATCTGCAACAAAGGCTCGCTCAGTGGAACATCCTCTCCTCGGCTTCGGTGCAGATCGACATCTTTGCCAAAGCCATCGCCATTCGTACCGCTGACGTCGTGAAGATGTCGGGTTCCTGGCAAGTCTCACAGTTCGCCATCAACGAGATCATGGAGGCGAACAACTGCTCATCGTCCGAAGCCTCAAAGATCGCTCGCGAGCAGAATATCGAGCAAATCAACTCCCTGACCGAGATGTGGGAAAACCCCTATCCACAAAGTGACAGAACTTGGGAGGAGTGGATCACCGAGGCCCTGTGGCAAGTTTTAACCTACGACGGTCTCGCGATTCACCCACGATTCAACCTTGGTGGTCAGGTCATCGGATTCGAGATCATCGAAGCCTCAACCATCAAGTGCTACCTCGACAACGAGGGCGGAATCCCCTACCCACCCAATCCTGCGTATGGTCAGATTCTCTACGGCTTTCCGCGAGGTGAGTTCATCGCCACTGGCGAGAAGGGCGACAAATCATTCTTGGGCGGAGAGTTCAACATCGACGCCCGAGACCAACTGAGCTACTTCGTCATGAACCGACGAACAAACAGCCCATATGGCCTCTCACCAGTGGAAATGGCCCTTCAGATAGGTAATGTCTACGTTGAGAGACTCAAGTGGTTGCAGGCGGAGTACACCTACGGCTCGACGGCTCGGGGATATTTCGAGACCGACACCAACGAGATATCTCAGCAGAACTTCACGTCATGGCAGCGGATTCTGAACGACTGGCTGTCGGGACAGACTTCAACGCGTCAGTTGATGACGACGCTCCCGGCTGGATGGAAGGCTCCGGTCTTCACTCCACAGATCGACGAGAAGTTCAAGGCCGACTTCGATGAGATGCTCATCAAGCGTGTCGCCGGGCATTTCGGAGTCATGCCGTCTCAGTTCGGCGTCATCGCCAGGGCGGGGCTCGGTGGAGGGAAAGGCAGCTCTGAAGGCGCCCAGGACGAAGCCGAGATGAATTCAGCCAAGCCCCAGAACAAGCGTTTAGAGGGTTTCATCACCTCTCTGGCTCGCCGGTATCAGAACTGCCCGCGGTCCATTGTCTATAAGTTGACTGACGACGAGGGCTCTGAGGACCGACTGGAGGCCGCGAAAGCGCACCAGGTGTACTTCGACATCGGTGGGCTGACGATGAACGAGATACGACGAGACTTGGGCCAGCCGGACTACGAGTTCCCCGAAGCCGACATTCCCATGATCGTCACGGCGACCGGGCCGGTGCTGATGAATCAGATTCTCGCCAATGCGCAGGCGGCACAAACGAACGCGGCGGCAATCGCCCAGGGAGGCAACAATGGCAACAACGGCGAAGATACTTCAGGACCTGGGGATAACGGCCAAGGGTCACGCCAAGAAGTCGGTGAAGGCGAAGAAGGTTCGGGTGGCGAAGGCCAAAGTACAGGCTCGAGCCAGGGTGAAGGCGGGCCGACGTCGTCTGGTGTGAAAGCCTCGCAGACCGACGAGATCAAGGACTTCACCAAGTACGTCAGGAATCGAGTCAAGCGCGGCAACTGGCGATCGTTCGAGTTCGGGACGTTGAGCGAGACAGAAGCCGAGAAACTCAACGAATCCGCGTATTTCATGGCCAAAGGCGTCAACCCTGTCCCGGAGAACCTCTTTGGACACTTCATGTCCGAGGTTGGACGCCTGTCCGCTGATATCCCAAAAGCGAAGAATCAGCATAATCTCCCTCACGTGATCAGAGTGGTCGCGAAGCACCGCCAAGCCCTCGAAGACGGACTTTCGGCCATGACCGGGGTCGCCGGGGCTATTGCGGCCGCAATGGGTGGTCAGGCTGTCGCCACTGCAGTGACGTCGAACATCGCCTTTCCCTCCATGACCCTGCAAACAACTCTCACGGCCATCTACAACGACGCGGCACAGGCGGCGACCGGCGAAGTGAGTTCTGAGCCAGTCACGTCGGCTGGACTACGACTTCAGGGACTGCTAGCGCGTGTCCCGGCTTCGATCAAAGGTTTAGAGGACACGACGATCTCGCGAGTCGAGACCGCGGTGGCTAACGGAGTGTCACTGGGTGAATCGGCAACCGAGATAGCCCAACGGGTCAAGGACTCTGCTCTGGGAACGATGACCGAGAACCAAGCCTCGATCGTGGCGATGACCGAAGCGAACCGCGGATACGCCGCCGGATACCTCGATGCGGTGAGTTCCGCGGGGATATCACAGGTCAATTGGGTGACGGAGAACGGGGCGTGTGACATCTGTCAGTCGCTCGAGGACGCGAGTCCCTACGACATCGCGTCGGCACCTGCGATGCCCGCTCATCCCAATTGCCAGTGTTGTTGGGAGTCGGTGCTCTAGTGGCCGACTTGGTGACGCGCGATCTTGCTACCTAACATTCAACTGAAGGAGATCACATGACCACGACTGACGACACGCTCTACGCCTTCGTCGGCAACCTCGAGAAGTTCGAGGACGACGCTGGACGATTCCACGTCAAGGGTCTCGCGACCGATTCCTCACTCGACTTAGACGGTCAACGCTGCGCCCCTGAGTGGTTGCCGGTTGCGATGAAGGGCTGGGGGGAGTGGGGCAACATCCGAGAGATGCACGGCTCCAACGCGGTTGGAACGGGCGAACACTCCAAGGTCGGGACCGGATACGTCCTGGACACGGTCATCATCGACCCGTTGGCGATTGAGAAGGTCAAGTCCGGCGTCTACAAGGGATTCTCCATCGGCATCAAGGGCTACACGCTCGACAAGTCCGACAAGGCTCTGGCAATGGCGCCCAACGGCATCATCAACGGCGGCGAGATCATTGAGATTTCTCTAGTCGATCGACCGGCCAATCCCAACGCCAAGATCGATTCCTTCGAACTCGCCAAGATGGTCGGTGGGAAGGTAGAAGGCGACATCCTCATCAAAGAGGTCGACGTCGCCGCGGAGGTCCAGACCGACGAGGCAGTTCCCTGCGACGTGTGTTCGGGAATCGGCCAGGTAAAGAACGAAGGCGGCACTACTGAGGATTTTCACTCCTGCCCGGCGTGTAACGGCACTGGGACGACTGGTGGAGTCGACATCAAGCCCTCGACGAATTCAGGCCCTGACCACGAAGGTGTCGTCGACGGAGATTTGAAGAACGCCGAACCCGATCTCTCGAAAGCGCCGAGCCCCGACCCGAATTGCAAGACGTGCAAGGGCAAAGGAACGATCAAGGACGGCCACGTTAAGTGTCCCGACTGCATGCAGGGCAAAGCTCTTGATCTGACGGACTACTTCGGCTACTCAGATGACCTCGACGAAGCCACCAAGGCTGACCTGGCTGAACTGGTGAAGAAGGACTACTCCGACAAGGAACGCACTCGTCTCGCGGCCAATGGTTCAGCGATGAACGGTGGTGGGTTTCCCATCGTCACGGTCACTGACCTGAAGAACGCCATCAAAGCCGTTGGCAGGGCGAAGAACCCGGTGGCCGCCAAGGCGCATATCAAGCGCCGCGCCAAGGCTCTCGGTCGAGAAGATTTGATCCCCGACAACTGGAAGTCGGCCATTGCCGAACTGGTCAAGAAATTCGGTTCGATTGACAAGGCCGCCTCAGATGACACGTGGCTACACGACCCGGCGGCTCTAGCGGCTGTGCGTGACGGGGTAATCGCCTGCATCACGGCTGAACTGAGCGAACTCTCTTCAGGTGAGATGGAACTCTGGGACATTTCAGACCTGCTGAGCGTTTTGTCAGGCTTCATGGCCTGGTGGAGTAACGAATCATGGGGTGGCGAAACCGCTGCGCCATACGGACAAGGAGACAACATGGACCTCACGACTCTCGGGGTCAGTGCTGACCTCGTCAAGGCCGCAACAATCGAAGACGCCACCGACGCTGACCGCGCCGCGCTGGCACAAGGACTCCTCAAGGTATTAGGCGTTGAGGACATGGTCGCGTTAGAAAAGAGTGCCCGAGAAGAGTTGCAGAGCAAGGTCACTGGCCTTGAGTCAACTATCGAGCAGATGAAGACGTGGGCAGCACCGCGAGAAATCGCAATCAGACGCACCACCGAACAAAAGAACAAGGCCGCACAGGTCGAGACGTTGCTGAGCGAGGCCATCAGCCTTGAGAGTTCAGCCAACCTCGTCGACGATAGGCAGGACAAATCTGAGTTCATGAAAGCAGCCGCCGCACTCCGCGGACAGGCACAGCAACTACAACTAGAAAGCGAGTAGCCATGAGCTACAGAATTCCCAAGCCGGCCGCCCTGTTCGACGGCAACGTGGTCCAGAACTTTCAGGCGCTCAAGGGCCTCCTGATCGAGGCGGGCAACGAAGGCATCCGAATGCGCAACAACGGAGAGGTTCTTGGATTCACCAAGGGCGTCGGCGTTGTTCTGAACGAGGACACCTTGATGCGAAAGATGCTGAGCGAGAGCCCGCAAATCCAAGCACTCCTCACCAAGTCCGGACTGACTCCGGACGCGATCAAGGAATGGTCGCTTGGTTCGCCGATTGCCCAGACTCCCATCCAGTACACCGGTATCACCCCGTACTTCGTAGAAGGCGCGCTGTTGATGCTGATCCCCAAGGATTTGCACTTCAGGAACCGCACTCCGCGCGAAAAGGGAATCGGTCAAGGAATTGAGTACCGCCGGCTGACCGCAGTCACCAACTCTGGTGGCGCACAGCCCAACGTCTCACCGTTCTTCAGTTCCACCTCGAACACGATCACCGTGAACGGCGTGACGCTGAACCGACCGAACCAGATCGCCTACTCGGGTGACGCGACCTTCAAGCCCTTCGTTGAGATGGGCTACTCCGACTCGGTCTCGATGCAGCAGCAGTTCGCCGCTCAGGGCTTCACCGACGCGCAGGCCGTGTCGATGCTGGCTCTGCTGTGGGCCGACATGCTGGGCGAAGAGCGCGCGTTGCTCAATGGTCGCTCGACTGTTCTTCCCATCACGTCATTTGCCGCAACTGTGGCCGCTGACTCGCTGGCCGTGAACGCCGGTCTGCCCTCTGGGACTGCGACCGCGGTGTACATCACTGCGTCGACCCCACAGGGAGAGTCCCAGGCCATCACGGCCACGGGCACCCCGGTTGTGTCGGCGGTCATTGGTGTGAAGGCGACAGTGCTGACTTCGGTCCCCGCGGGCACGATTGCGTTGAACTTCTACGTCAACATGTCGGGCACGTACTACAAGGGAACGACCGTCGCCACCATCGTCGGTGCCTACGCCACCGGCGCTTCTCCGGCCACCTACGCAGTCGTCGCGGCGTTGCCGTCGACCTCAGCGGACAATGGCTCGGGTTCGACCCTGGGATACGACGGAGCGATCACTGAGTACTCCAACGCCTCACTGGGTGGTTACCAGCTTGCTCTCAACTCTGTCTTGTCGACCTCCAACCCTGGCGGTGAGTTCGAGACGGCTCTGGAGACGCTGTACACCAACCAAGGCGCCGACCCGGACGCGATCTACTTCACTGGTGCGGCTTCGGTTGCGCTGTACAACCTGCTGAAGAACAACGCGCAGAACGTCAGTTACCGAATCAACCTCCAGACCGGCGAGAACGGTGTGATCATGGGCGGTTCGGTCGGCGGAGTCGTGAACCCGGCCACCTCGAAGATGGTGGACTTCATCGTTCACCGTTACATGCCCAACGGTGTCGCGGTGATTCAGTCCTGGGAAGTTCCGTGGGCTGACTCGGGCGTGACGAGTTGCATGAAGGTCGTGAACACGGTCGACACGATGGTGATCGACTGGCCGCAGATCGGCATGAGCTACGACCGTTCGACCTACCGTTATGGAACGTGCGTCTTCGAGGCGCCGGTTCTCTCGGGAGTAATCACCGGTATTTTCAACGGTTAAGGTACGCGCTGAGTCGGGGTGACGGTGACGCACCCCGACTCAGAACTACCCTGAGATTATGAAACTAACCGCAGGCCATGACGGGATGAAGGAGCTGACCCTCGACGGGTCGCCTCCCATCAAGCGTGATAAGGACGGGACGTTCGAGGTCTCTGACTTCGTGGGCAAGCGGATGCTCAGGGGCGGTGAGTTTGCCCGCTCGGGAATGACGTTTCACGACGTCAAAGGGTTTCGCTGTCGTAACTGTGGTCATCTCGGACTGTTTAGAACCTGCAAGTGTGGCAGTACGAATGTGGAGGACGAATGACCGTTCTTAACCAGTCGAACCTCCAGTGGGGAAGAGCCGAGCCGTACCTGTCGTTGAATGAATTCCTCGCTTCTCCCACCGCGTCGATGCTGTCCTTTGAGACCTTCGTCGAAGGCGGTGCGCAGTCAGACCAGGACAAAGCCCTGAATCAACTGATCATTCGCGCTTCGGGTAAGGTGGACTCCTTTTGCATGGGCAAGTTCGGAACGTTAAACGCAACGGGCAATACTGAGCAACGTAAAGCCACTCCCACGCGCGCCGGCGAGTTCATCATCCACCCGGACTTTTCTCCGATCCTCGCTGTGACTTCTTTCTCCTACGGTCCCACTCCGGGGTCTTTCGCAGACATCACGCTCTCGAACACCAACTGCATGGTCAACAACGACGAGTTCACCATTTTGGAGGTCGGTGGCGCGGGGGTCCAGACCTTCGACGGCATTGGAGCTCTTTCGGCACTCCTAGTGAGAGGTCGCACCTACTGGGGTCCGCAGTACGTGCAGTACTCCTACGTCTCGGGCTGGGCGAACACCTTCTCAACGGCCAGCGTGGCTTCGGGCGTGACGAGCCTCGCGGTCGTCGACCCGACTGGCGCAATCCCTGGCGGGCAGTTGACAATCTGGGACGCTTCGAACGATGAAGTCGTCTACGTCGCGAACAACTACGTGATGGGCACTAATCCGATCCTCTTCTCGACCCCAACGGTGTACTCACACGTCGCCGGGACCAATATCACGGCGTTACCGCCAGAGGTCAAGCAAGCCGTTATCCA